AGACAACTGTTGCTAAAGCACTTTGTAATGAACTAGGAGTAGATGTCTATGTCATCAATGGATCAGATGAGGGTCGCTTCATCGATACTGTCAGAAACAATGCGAAGAACTTCGCTTCGACCCTCTCGTTATCTTCAGATGCGAAACACAAAGTCATCATCATTGATGAGGCAGATAATACAACCCCAGATGTACAACTCGCCCTTAGGGCGTTTACTGAGGAGTTTGTTGGTAACTGCAGGTTCATCTTCACCTGCAATTACAAGAATAAAATTATCCAACCGCTCCACTCCAGGTGTGCTGTCATTGACTTCTCTCTCAAAGGAAAAGAGAAAGCAGCTCTCGCAGGAACCTTCTTCGAGCGTCTCCAAACAATCCTGGATAAGGAAAGTGTTGGGTATGATAAAAAGGTCCTTGCGGAACTAATCAACAAACACTTCCCCGACTGGAGACGTGTACTCAATGAGTGTCAACGTTATTCTGTTGGTGGAAAGATTGACTCTGGTATTCTTGCCACGTTCTCTGATGTTTCTGTTACTGATCTCTATCAGAACTTGAAGGAGAAGAACTTCTCTGAGGTTCGTAAGTGGGTGGTAGACAACCTGGACAATGATCCATCAATGCTTCTTCGTAAGATCTATGATGGAATCTATGGAAACCTCTCAGGTCCAGGTATTGCAGCAGCAGTTCTGATCATTGCCAAGTATCAGTATCAGTGTGCATTCGTTGCAGATCAAGAAATAAATATGTTAGCATGTCTAACAGAAATCATGGTGGAGTGTGAATTCAAATGAACGTAAAAGTGATTCGAATGTCCTCTGGTGAGGATGTGGTGGCAGATGTTCTTGAGGATAAGGAAGATTCCCTTGTTCTGATGAATCCCATTGTTGCAGTTCCTACAGGTAATGGTCAACTTGGCTTTGCCCCCTGGTCTCCTCTTCTTCGACGCGATGTCAAGGAGATCGAAGTAAATAAGAAGTGGATCATCTACATTGCTGATGTCAATGACGATCTCATTGATCAGTATGAGGAGATGTTCTCACCTATCAAAACCCCCAGTAAGTCTTTGATTTTGTGATGAAACATTTACTTGCCCTATTGTTGTTAGTTCCGATGCCTGCTCTGGCAGAGAACTATACTCAGCGTGGTTACTCACAACAGCAAGAGTGCTACAAGGATGTGTATCGTGAGGAGTACATCCCAGGCACCAAGAATAGTCCTGGTTATGTGAAACGTTATAACGAACGTGTCGCTGTTCCTTGTGGTAATACACCAGCACCTGCTGCAACTACTCCAGTCCCCGAACAGAGAGCAGAGAACGTTGACGACAACTCGTGTATTGAAGGAAGTATTCTTGGCGGTATTGCTGGTGGTGCCATTGGTGCTGGTGTATCTCGTGGTGATGGTCGTTGGTGGGCAATACCCACAGGTATCGTAGCTGGTTCAATGGTGGGATGTCAGATCGATGGAGGTTGATCAACTAGAGGTTGAAAGGTGTATTGATGATGATTATAATGTAGTCAATCACTATTACCGAGCCAAGAGGCTACATCCCGATATCCCATTCTATCTTCAGGATGAGTATGGAGACACCTATGAGTTTGGGTGGAAACTGATTTATGAATACATTGAAAAACTCACCAACGATGGTTATGGAACTTAAGGACTGGTTGAACTCAATCAACTTCACAAAAAAGAATCTGTTGGAAGAGGATCCCTCTCTCACTAAGGAGTATCCTCCCTACATCATCAACCGATGCCTGTCAGGTCACATGGATTGTATTCTTTTTGTGAATGAGATGAACAAGCATGCATCTCTTGATAAAGATATGCAATATGCATTTTTACTAAATACTCTGAGACAAAGGAAGAGGTTCTCTCCCTGGCTTCGTAAGGATAAGATCTCAGATCTGGATTATGTGAAACGTTATTATGGTTATAGTAACGAGAAAGCATCTCAAGCACTGAAACTTTTATCCCCTGAGCAAATCGAATTTATTAAACAACGACTTGACACTGGCGGTAAAAAATGACTCAAACTATTGAGCCACAAGTAACCTGGTCACAAGACCAGATGATTGAGGTAGTACTGAATGAACCTGATGATTTTCTGAAGGTTAGAGAAACTCTCACAAGAATTGGTGTTGCTTCTCGCAAGGAAAAGAAGCTGTATCAATCCTGTCACATCCTGCATAAGCAAGGTAAGTATTACATCGTCCACTTCAAGGAATTGTTTGCCCTTGATGGAAAGTATGCTAACTTGACCATCAATGATGTTCAGAGACGCAACAGAATCACTCGTCTGCTGGTAGACTGGGGATTGATCTCTGTGGTCAAGGAAGACACTATCATGGACATTGCTCCTCTGAACCAAATCAAAGTTCTTCCTTATCGTGATAAGAACGAGTGGACTCTGGAACAGAAGTACAACATTGGTAAGAAAACCAAGGTAGAGGAAACACAACAATAAGGTAGTGATTCCCACCTTCCTTTTTTCGAGTAAAGTCTTATAATTACATTGTGGACGCCGAAAGGGTTCACATTTCACACTCGCTTAAAAAGGAGAAACCCAATGGGAAACCTCGCACGATACCGTTCTGGTGACATCAATACCTTCTTGAAGGACATTGATCGTTACTCGATTGGTCTTGATAGAATCTTTGATTCGTTTAACTCGATTCAACAAGATGTTAACTATCCCCCTTACAACCTTGTTAAGGTGGATGAGAACACCTTTAGTCTGGAACTTGCCCTCGCAGGGTTCGCAGAGAACGAAGTAAAGGTTTACACTGAAAACAGTCAACTCGTTGTCGAAGCAGCAAAAGCAGACACCGACCAACGTGAATATGTTCACCGTGGTCTTGCTGCTCGTTCCTTCACTCGTACCTGGACTCTTTCCGATGATGTGGAAGTCAAGGAAGTGAAGTTTGAAAACGGGATTCTGGCAGTGGCCTTGGTTCGTATTGTTCCAGAGAATCATAAACGTTTCTTGTGGTTTGGCAAAGACCAATAAATACAACTGAATATCGTCGGCGCGGGGAGCAACTGGCAAAATCCAGTTGTGTCCCCCCTTTTTTATGATACAATAATGAAGTTGGTAATCACTCCAACAACCAAATGTACAATTACTCATTTGAAACATGAAACTTAACATCTTTAATAAGGATACAAATTCAACTCCCAAACAACACCCAAAGGGGTTTCAGTATGTCTCTAAAGACTTTGCTGAAAGTATGGCTCATTTGGGACAATCTTTAATAAATGGCGTGGCCTGTGATGGGGCACACAAAAAAGATCTTCCTCGCGGAGCTGATGTGGTTGCTCTTGGTGGATCATGTGGAAATTATTTTGCAATTGTTGGGAAATCTACAGGAAGATCAAAGCCTGGATCTGATGTTCCACAGGAGATTTTTACGAATTACGATCACTCAAATAAATCTCTTCACCAGGTTGATTGGGATCCAAGAATTATCCCAATTCCTTCCGAAATCGTTGGAAACAACACAAACAGGCTTTCGCTTGAGGTTTGTAACAAAATTACTGATTACGCTAAGAACCAATTGGTTTGAGGTGTGTTGTTCAGGGAGGTTATCACCTCCCTTTTTTTGTGCTAATATATATACAGGAAATCAAAATCAAATGTCAATTAGATTAGTCTTGTTGAAATCTGGTGAGGATGTCATTGCTGATGTTACTGAAATGAACATCGGTGAAACCAGGAATGTGGTTGGTTACTTTCTGGAAGATCCTTGCGTGGTTAAAATTTACAAGGGTGAAGAAGAAAGTTCTATCAAGATTCGTCCTTGGGCACCTCTGAGTAAAGATAAGAAGATTCCAGTCCCTGCTGATTGGGTCGTAACGATTGTTGAACCTGTTGATCAACTTCTAGAACTGTACACTGAATCATTAGAAAAACATGGAAAACCTCAAGATCCTGGTGTTATCGAACCTGACTTTACTGAGTCAGATTGATGAAGTTGCTTCTGAGTTGGGTTCACCTGACTGCAAACTGACTGAACCTTTTGTGGTTACAGAGAGTGGTAATTTGGTTCCCTGGTTAGTGGATCTTA